GCCTTCCGCGTTGGACATGTACATCCCACGGCGCGGAGTGGGACGAAATGCAACGGGGAGTTTTGCGAGGTCGGGCCGAGCTTTCAAGAATGCCTGGGCGATTTGTGCCATTGCCGCGGATTGCGGAAGAGAGGGCTTGATGGCGGTGCCAGATGTAGCTACCAGGGCGGGGTCAATGAGAGCCCGAAGTGCCTGGATGGGATCCTGGTTTGTGGTGGCCATTCATCTCAGAGCTTTGGAACCCGCGTCGGAACCACGGTTGAGAGCGGCTCCTTGGCGGATTCCCGTGGTGATGTTCCAGTCCGTTGCTCTTCGATCATGCGCGCGATGGACTCGGCTTCCAACGCTTCATTCGTCGGGGTGACACCGGCTGCTTGTGACTCGGCCAGTGCGGCGAGCTTGAAGATGCCGGCGAGCTTGTGCGCGCGCGTGAGCCCCATGGCCTACGAGGAGAGCCGAGCGATCAGGCCGCCGAGGCGCGCAGATGCCTTCTTCTCGGCGTCTTCCTCTTCCTTCTTCTCGGCCTTCGGCGGATTCGACTCGGCCTCCTCGCCTTTGGCCTCTTCCTTGTCGCCCTTCATCGAGGCGAGGAACTCGGCTTTCTCTTCGTCCGAGGAGAGCTTCAGGAGTTCCTGGACGGCCGCGGCCTTCTTCTCGTTCGACATCGATGCGGGCATGTGCGGGACGGCGATGCGTGCCATCTTGTCGAAGGCCGCCTGGTACTCCTCGGCGGTCTTGGCACCGACGAAGCTGATGACCTGGCTCGCCTGCGGCGCTGTGTTCGGGGGCTGGTTCGGGTGCGGTGCTGCCGCGCCGATGAAGCCAGCGCCCTCGCCGATCTGCGTTGCAGTTGTTCCGACACCGGCTTCGCCCTGGTTGGCGTAGTTCTTCGGACGCTCCTGCGCCTCGAGCGCGGCCTCGGGGGTCTGCTTGGCGGCGACGGCGAGATCGATCGGGTTGGTCGGCTGTCCGTCGATGAGCGGGCCTTCCACGCGGGGAGTGCCCATGCCGATGCCCGTGGTGATCTGAGCCTGCTTGACTGACTCGAGCATGCGGAGGGCCATCTTGAGCGAGGCTTCCTTCTGCGCCGGAACCGCCACCACCTCGGATGCCTGGGGCGCCGAGTTCGGGGGCTTGACCGGGTAGGGAGCCTGCACGCCGACCATGCCCGCACCCATGCCGATGGAAGTCGGGGTCGTGCCGACGCCCTCTTCGCCCTCGTTGGCGTAGTTCTCGGGACGCTGTCCGGCCTCGAGCCCGGCCTCGGGGGTCTGCTTCGCTGCGGTGGCCAGGGTGTCCGGCTTCTGCGGGGTGCTGTCGATCAGCGGACCGTCGACGTTGGCGGCGCCCATGCCGATGCCCTGCGTGACGGCGGCCTGCTTGACCTCGTCGTGGAACTGGGCCAGGGCGATGTTGACGTGGGCCAGCTTGGTCGGCCCGTGGGACGCCAGCTTGTTCCAGTCGTCGGCACTGGCGTTCTTCTGGTGCAGCATCACGCGGGCAGCGGCTGCCTTGCCTGTGATGTTGGCGAGCGCTTCGGCCAGCATCGCGACTTCCTCGGGCTCCATGGCGAGGCCCTCGGACGGGGCCTCGGGACCCATGGGCATCCCACCTTCGGCGCCTGGCATGCCCGGAGGCATCCCACCTTCTCCGCCACCGCCGGCGAGAGCGTCGTCGGCCATGGCGGCTTCCATCAGCTCTTCCTGGCCCTCCTCGGGAATGGCCTCAGCAGTCGCGTCCGCAATCGCGTTGGCCTCTTCCTCCTGGGCGAACTTGAGGATTCCTGCATCTGCGAGGCAGGCGGCGATCCCTCTTGTGTACGCTCTCCGCATCGGCATTTTCTTGTCCTCCCTGGTAGTCCAGGCTTGTTCTCAATCCTGGTTCCCGATATTACAAAAGCCGCTGTCAAGTGCCAAGTTTATTTTCCTTACTCGGGGAAGCTCTCGAAGCTCCTTCGGGCAATTTCACCCAGCCCTCCGTATCGAGACGGCAGAGTCGGGCGTACGGGACCATACTGTCTTACAAGTTGTCTTTGGTGCGGAGACTGAGGATCCAACGCCCCTCCTGCGGATTCCCCCAGGGCCTCGCCGGCTGCGGCGGCAGGGAGGAACCCCAACATTCCGAGAGGTCCTCCGAGGGACCAAGCAAGAGAGCTTCCCAGTTCACGGCCGACCTGTTGGCCGGTTGAATATCTGGGGTCTCCTCCGGTCATCAATGTATTGCCAATCCCGTAGGCAGGCATCCCCAAGAGGAATCCCTTGGATAGCATGTCGCCGGGGGCGGCTTTGGCAAGAGACCACGCTCTCTCAGGAGAAAACCCTTTCTGTTTGAGGTCACGGGCGGCGTTGACGATGCCGGGACTCCACGCCATTTCTCCGCGAACGATGCCCCCTTTACCGAGTAAACCACCTGTGTGGTAGCGGCCCTTGAGTGTCTGCAACCCATGGTTTCCCACGAGGAGAGACCGGGCTAGCCCGGCTTCTTGACCAGGAGGGGTTCGGTAGTGTCCGAGAGATTTGGGCTCCGCCGTCTCGATCCATTTCATGAAGCGGGCACGATCGAGCGCGTTATAGTCGGAAGGCTTCCCCGCGGACACGAGTTTTTGGCGTAGTGCTGCGAGCGCGTCCAACTCTACGTCCCGTGCTCCTTGCAACCCTTTACCGAAGAGGGCAGTACGCAGCCCGCTAAGGATTTTTCCGGGGTTTACGTGGAGAGGGACGGGCGGCATCAGTATTCTCCTCCTGGTGAGGGTAGCCCGAAACTCGCGCCATAGGCAAGGGCGGGGATTGGGTTGTAGCCTCGAAGTCTTGAGGTGCCTCCCGAATGCACGCCGTCGAGCAGAGCTGTTTTGAGGTATCGGTGGCCCATGCGTGAGAGGACATCCGGATTGAGGAGGGGATTGCGCGACAAAGGCTTCATCACGAACTCAAGGCGAGGGGCATCTCCCGGGGGGAGCGTTCTGACCTTGGTGAATTGAGCCTCTTGAAGTTTCTCCTGAACGCTCTTGGTCACAGGAGAGCCCGCCGTGAAGTGCAGGTAATCATCTCCGAGCACATGCCCGCGCACGTCCGCGAGCGGGCGTTCTTTCGAAGCAGCCCGCATGCTTCCACGCAGGGCAGAATGCGCTACCATGTCCCCCGCACGGAGTCCTGGAATGCTGCCAGGGTCGTGGACCTCTGCGTAGTTCAGATGCGACTTGGCAAGAACTTCCAGGTGGCGTCTATCGATGTCGTGTCCTGACGACGAGTAGAGATCGTCCAGACGCTGGATGAGGTAATCACGCCCCGCTCCGATTCCCTTCAGGCGTGTGACATCCTTGGGGCTTGGGATTCCGTCTGCGAGAGCATCGCCCGCTTCCACCATTTGTCCGAGGCGCACGATGGGAGGAGCCTCGGGAGGCGTGTAATACCTGCGCCCTGCAACATGGAGGTAGTGTCCTCCCTGCGGGGCAATGTCAATCTTGCCGACTTCTCCTTCGTCTTCCGAAACGATGGCCATGTTCGCCATGGAAGACGGCACTTCAACGATCTGGCGGAGGCGTTCAATGGTGCGCAGTTCACGTCCCTTGGTTGTGGAGAGTTTCACACCGTGCTTGGAGTCCAAGGCCATCTGGGTTAATGGCTGGGAAAGGACCTGTCCTGCACGGACTCCGATGTTGGTGCCGATTTCATGCGGCTGTCCGATCTCATTGAGTCCCGAGCATTTCTGGCAAACCCCTTGAGAAAGCTCGCATGTCGAGGGGGAGCGGACAATAACGAGGCCCTGTCCGCGTGCGAGCTTTCGCGCCACATCATCGGTGATGAGCTTTCCTGCGGGATACCCGGCTGCCGGCTTTGCCAAGTAACGGTCTCGGAGTTCGGGGCTGCTCGCGGGAAGGGCGATCCCGTTGGATGTTCCGCAGTCTGTCTTGGAGATGACCTGGTCTGCCATGTTGTTGATGAAGATCTTGCTCAGGTCTCCTGGTTCCGAGACGGAAAGATTGGCGGCCATTGCATTGATGCGGGCTTCTGAATTTGCAAGCCAGGATTCAGCGGGGGACAGGCCTTCCGAGTAGCTGTGCCGGATGAGGTAGGGGAAGATGGTCTTGTCGTGCTTCATCGCGACCACGGGGGACACGATGGTCTTCACGAGTTGACTGGGTGAACCCCGGGCACCTGCTTCGACTTCGCGTGCCATACTTCCCTTGTGTGACATGGCCAAGTTGACCGCGCGAGATTGGGCCTCCGAGAGAGCGGCTAGCTGTTGCGGATAGGTCGTTGCAGCATCCAGACGCTGTTGAGCGCTGCGCATGATGGCGCGCTGTTGCATGTAGTCTGGCGTGATGTCATCGAGACCAGGGGAGAGTGGCTCAAGCGTGGCGACCTCGTCTGCGACGTGTTTCAGTTCTTGCATGTTGTGGACGTAGGCAGTCGGGTCGTTCTTGGCCATATCCAGAAATGCGGATCGAAGGCGCTTCTTGGTCAAAGGACCCCGGTCCAAGCGGGTGCCGGGTGGAAGGTAGTCCTTGATCAGGTGTTGCCCAAAGGAAAGGGTCACGCGCCTCCCCAATCTCCCGGGAGCCTATCGGCTTGCCCGACACTAAGAGGGACCGACCGTGAGAGGGACGCACTATTGGGGTAACGCGCAGCACGACGCAGGAGACGTTTTCCACGGAAGCCTGACGTATTGTCGTACCTTTGGCCTTCGGGAGGAAGGCCTACACCGGACCCTGCGAAGGTACGCAGGGCTCCGATGAAGTCCTCCTGTGGAGGACTATCGGGAGATCCGATCTTGGTGAGGTCGAGAGACATCAGGCTACCTTCTTGCTGGGCTCCCGGTTGCCCCGGACTTCCTGCACCCAGTTCCAGAACTTGTCCAGGTAGTTCATGAGAGGGCCTACGGCGAAAACGAGGAGTGCTTCATACCACCGAATCCCTGCGACCATCAAGGCACAGAAGGAGGCAGCAGCACTCAGGATGAGGATGATACCGGGCCCCCACTTCTTGAACCAGGGTTTCACGGCGGCGATTTTCTTCATGATGAAGATGGCCAGCTGGATGAAAAGCATCACGATGCCTGCCCACTGGCCGGTCTTGACGAAGTTTACGGCGGTGTCAGTCTGTGCAGCGAGGTCCGCAGCGGAGGTGATCTCCGGGGGCTTGTTGGTGATGGTCTGTGCTGCGACCGTGAAGCCGATGACCCACACGATGGTGAAGATGAAGAAAGCGATTCTCATGGCCTTACCCCAGTCCGAGTTGTTCGAGGATTCCTTCGTCGGGCGACGCAATTCGCCCGCCCCCAATTGCTCCTGCGGTTCCGAGACCGGTGGCGCCGATGAGTGAGAACAGCCAGGGATACTTCCTTGCTGCACGTGCAACGGACCCCCGGAGACCCCCGGGACGCACGATGTCCGCAGGACTGCGTGTATCCAGTATTTTGCGGAGCGTTCCGGAAAACGTTACGGGACTGCGGGACATCTGAGGGAACAGTGCGTTTGGCTGAGTTGCCATGCTTGCGCCAACCCCTCCGCCCAGGATTCCCAGGCCACCCCCGACACCCATGCCTAGTCCGGTCTGGGCCCCTTCACCACCTCCGACCCCGCCTCCGAGGACAGCACCCAAAGCACCGCCCGCCGCGGGAATACCGGCAGCCTGAGTAGCTGTAAGGTCACGAATCAGGTTCATTGGTTGGGACCCGAGACTGACGTGGCGTCCAACGTTGAACCCAATCTTTGTAAAATCAAGAGCCATCGCCTTTTCCTCCTGCCCCTGCCCCGTATTCTACGAGACCTTCGGCGGTTCAGCAATCTTCGGAGGTTTGATCTCCTCCACCTCGGGTCGGTCCAAGCCTTCCCCACCACCCAACCCGGCTGCCGAGAGGCGTGAGGGGCGACGTCCGTGCCTGCGCGCGTCGAGCTTCTGGATGAACCATTGCTTCGGATCGTTGCCCATCCGGCGCATATTGTAGACATTCTTTCTGCCGTTCATCACCTGGAAGATGATGCTGCTCAGGTCGGCCTTGAGGATGTCGGCAGGGTGTGGCGTCTTCGTCGTTACTGTTCCCGCTCCATACTGCCCTTCGGGGATTCGTCCCTGGAACCCTGTGGCGTAGTCGGCCGTGTGGTCGGGCTGCTGCACTGCCAGGAGCTTCTCCCCCTTGCGTCCCGGGAGACGCGCTTTCGGGATGGCCCAGGAGTGCGCGATGCCTGACTCCTCATCGACCAGGCGCATGTCGTAGTGCGCACGCCCATTCTGCCGGTCGGTCTTGTGCTTCTGGATGGCGAGGGAGAATGGGTCTCCGATGTCGTTGGGACGGATGGGTGTCATGACTCTTTGGTCGGGGAGACCCGGAGCGAACTGGGCACTCTTCAAACGGTCAGCGAATGACAGGAGCTCTGCGCGGGTGACGAAGCGCCCCTCCTTCTTTTTCTCGAGTCCGTCCGGGTCGCGCCGGCGTTCCATTTTCTTGCACATGGCGCCCCAGTCGCGGGCGACCTTCGCCATCCCCTTCTCAAAGCCGCCAATGTCCTTCAGGTTGACCTTCATCGCCTTCAACCCCGTCGCTGCATTCAACGATCCGACGGCGCGGACAGAGCCCATGGGTTTCATCGCGACCATGTCGAGCCGAATATCTCCCCCTTCAGGTTTCTTGAACGTCGTCCCAGCGATTCCCCGAAGGGTGTTCATCAGGGTAACGCGCGCGCCCGAGGTGCGCATCTTCTTTCCGATGGGATGGCGAACGTGGAATCCCCTCCCCCCGGAGAACGCGACTTCGGACGAGCCCGGGAACTTGTCGTTGAGGGTGTCGACGACCTTCTGGGTCATGTCCTTCACAGTGGAGAACGAGGTCTTCGGACCAGGATCGATGTCGACGATGAACTGGTCAGTCGTCTTACCCGTGGTCGGGTGGAACTCGGCGTGACGTCGTGTCGCCCAGTAGGTGATGTCCTGTGCGTCGGGGATCTTGATGTACTTGCCACCGTGCTTCCGTTTGAAGATCGGATCTCCGTCCTCCTGCACCTGGACCACGGAGACGGGCCGGGATCCGAACTGGTTGAGCAGTTCCAGTTGGACACTGGGCTGTGCGTAGTAATCCTCAACCTGGGAGCGGGTGAGGCCGGGGAGGAGGTTGGACATCTTACCCCGGCAACTTTCCTAGAGGGCCTGCAATTGGCCGCGGGATTCCTCCACCCAACGACAACGCTTGTATTTCTGGGGGCAGGCCTGCCTTTAGATCTTGGGTGAATTTCGACAACGGAGTAGAGAGAAGGTCTCTCCTTTCCATTTGGTCTTGCAAATGTTTCCACGCGACACGCATGGGACTGTTCAGGCGTTTTGAGGAGTACTGTCCGAATTCACGCCCCTTTAAGGCCCACGTCAGATGGGTCGACAAGTTTCGGATGGCATCTTTTCCAAGATCATGCTCCAACGTGTTGCGAGGGATTTTCCGGAGGGCCGGGCGCAGAGACTTCGTTACCTCCGAAGGTCCCCCGATCTCCATGAGGTCGCGGAGGTGTCGGATGAGACGGGAACCCGAAAGTCCCGCTGCCACCTTGGTGAAGTCGAGAGCCATCACTTTCCTCCAATCTTCACCGGATCATCCAACCGGATTTCTCCCCGGTGGTACGCCGACATCGCATCGCTCTGGGTCTTGAACATCAGCGCCCGATATTGCGGAACGTGTTCTGCATGATATCTTGCATCTGTGCGCCCATCGGGTTGGCCCCGCGCCGGTACCCTTGCCGGGCACCTCCCATGAAGTTCGCCCAGAAACCCGCACCGGGTTTCGCTGATTGCGCGGCTGCGGGAATTCCCCTACGCAAGGAACCTGCTGCTCCTTGGCTGCCCCAGTTAACGAGGCCGCGCGCGGTCCTGTTGAGCCAGCCACCAGCCTGTCCCACCTTCGTAAAGTCCAAGGCCATCACTTTCCTCCAATCTTCACCGGATCATCCAACCGGATTTCTCCCCGGTGGTACGCCGACATCGCATCGCTCTGGGTCTTGAACGTCTTCGTCTTCACGCCTGGGCGAGGTCCGTGCGATGCGAGCCAGGTTCCCAGGATCGCTTCCTGTTGGGGGAAGACCAGAAGGTTGTCACGTTGTTTGTCCGCGAACAGCATGTTCGGTAGCGTCATTTTCTTGGCCTCGTCATTGGCCGAGGGTGTCGCGGGGACATGCAGTTGCAGGGTGTCGCCGTCGTAGTCGAGGTTGAGGCCTTCCTCGATGAACGGGTTTACGCGAATGGTCTTTCCCGGGATGAGGCGCGGATACGCTGCCACGATGCCGTGCCTGTGGAGCGTGGGTGCTCTGTTGATGAGGGCCGGACGATCGCGCGTCTCGTTGACGAGCGCGGTGTATGCTGCGGGCACCTTGTTCTCGATCATCTGCTTTGCATCGGTCGCAGGGTAACCGTTTTGTACGAGACGCCGCATCACGAAAGGACCGTAGTTGGCCCAAGCCATCTCTTCAGGCATTCCGAATTCATCCATCTCGAGGGACATGTCGGGTGCAGCGGTTCCGCGAGAAGACAGCACTTGCGGCCGGCGCATCAGGCGTGACTGGAAATAACTACTCTTCGGGGAACTCCCGAACACGACACCGAGGAGGCCTCTGGCGTTTCTTCCCTGCTGTTGCGGGCTGACCGGATCGTTCATTCCGAACACTGCGCCGACAGCATCCTGGAGGTGCCCGCGTGCCTTGGCTACCTCGTCGGGGGGCAACAGTTTCTTCGCTTCGCGCAACGAGTCGTTGGCCAGCATTGCGTCACGGTACAGGTAGTTCACGTCTGCGATGAGCAAGTCCTTAGAGCCCTTGGTAGGTACAAACGGTCGGGCAACCGGTGGCACCACAGGTACACGTGACACCACGTAGGCATCCCCCGGTTTGAGTCCGGTAGACTGAAGGGCCTCGAGGTATTTGCGTTGCTTGATCAGATCGTCGCGGGCGGAAGCGGACGCTTCGGGGATTGTTTGTCCCAAAGAGCGGAGGCGCTGTTCGACGTCGATAGAATTGAGTTCCTTCTTGATCGCACTGGCGCCCGTCTTCGACAAGCGCTCTCTGAACCCTTTCTCTGTCTCTCCGAGCAAACGTCGAACAGGCTCGATGAAGACGGGATTGATCACGGGTTCTTCGAGGTCGATGTGGGACCATCGCTGTCCTTGTGGTCCACCTGTGATTGCGGGATCGAATAGCCCACCTCTCTCGGGACGGAGGTCCTTGGCACGCACCATCAACGGATTTTGGAGGGCACGGGTATCCAGCTTGTTGATGTCATTGTCGGTGAGAGGCCCAAAGGACAGGACGTCCTTGTCCTTCTTCACTCGGATGCCTCCACCTTGGAGCAATGTGAGGAACTTGTCATAGGCGAAGCTCGCCTTGGGATTCGGGAGAGGTTGGCCAAGCTGCATTGCGCGCCAGAATTCGTCCTGCTTGTCGGACTTGATAGTCGTGGCCTCCCGAAGAATGTTTCGCGCGTTGTGTGCGAGCAACGCGTTGAGTTCCATGCGTCCCAGGCGCTTGGCTCCGGTTTCTCCGTGGGATCCAGGCTGCTGGTTGAGGTCGTAAGCCCCCACACCTGAACTTGAGAAGTTCGTGTCGGTGGACTTGAACAGTTTGTAGGTGTACTGCGGTCCGACCATCACGTTCTTGATGGTCTTTCCAGTCACCGGGTCGAACAGGTCTTCCTTGTCTGTGAGGCCGTTGTCTTTCAGGAGCTTCTTTGCCCAGGCCACGTTATCGTGGTCGGTGTAGGGGCGCACCAGAATGGGCTTCCCCAATTTCTGTGCGGCTTTGGCTGCTGCGGTTTCGATGATCTGTGCCGGGTTGATCCTGCTGATGATGACGGGCCCGGACCACAGAAGATCGACGGGATCTCCATTGGGACGTTTGACCATCAGGTCATCAGGGATGATGGAGGCAACGACGCCCTTTCCCCCGTATCTGTTGGAGACCTTGTCTCCCACGTTGATCGGAGCGTCCATCTTCACGGTGACGGCGGTGCGCCCGTTGGCCTGGCGAACAACGTCGACGACCTTGCCAGGCTCTTCGTGGTCCCACGTGATTGCTTCTTCTGCGTAGGGCTTCACAAGGGACTTGTGGAAGCGGCCCAGGATCTGGGCTTCAGCCGTAGGCTTGGTTTTCCGGACGCCAACGATAATGGGGTCTCCGTAGTTTACAAGGCTTCCTGGACGCACGACGCCTTGGGTGTTCAGGTTTTGGTACTGGTCTTTGGTGTACTTGTTGCCGAAGTACGTCTGGTGAAGATTTCTCCCAGGGACCGAATCGACATCTGGTTCATATCGCTTCTGATACATGTGTCGCGATGTCATTTTCTTGGCAGCAGCCGCGGAGACAACGACTGCGTCATTGGAGTTCAGCCCTCGGTAGGGCATGTAGGCAACGTCCAAATTTTTCCCAAGAGCGAGTGTATGTCCTCTCGTGAAGTTGGACTCTGCCAAGGGCTGCTCGGCCTTGACACGATCCCCAACCTTTACCTGGAGGTCGTTGTGGAGGAACGTCTTCGACGAGAGCGGAAAATCCGTGTCGTAGGGGACACGAATCAGACTCTGCATCACCGCGGCAGCCTTCTTGAACTCGGGGATGTACTTGTCCCGGAATTCTTCATTGGTGAACTTGTCGATCTTCTTGATGCGATGTTCGCCCCACGTGTCATCGTAGTTGTGGAGATAGTGCGCCTTGGCTGTCCGTTCGTTCGGATACCCGATCATCACCTTGAGTTCGTCGAATTCTCCTTCTTCGTCGAGTTGGTGGACAACGAAGACGTGTGTTGCATTCAGGTCTGTGCCGACGAAGGCATCCAGCCCCTCTTTGTCCGCGGATGTCGTTGTACCCGGGATGTAGCCGTAGTCGTCTTTCATCTTGGTGGACCATGTGTGTCCGTCAGCATCTTCTCCGGAACGGGTTGAGCCTGCGGGGTTCTCGATGGCGATACGGATGTGTTTGAACTGTCGATACTTGACGACACCCCATCCGAGCTTCTCGAAAACAGATGCAGTCTTTGTCTGGTCGGGTTGGATGTAAATGTAGTCCTTGTCGATCTTGACGACCTTGCCCGCTTGCGGTGCAGTGGGGACGACCATGCGTCCGAACTGGTCTTCGAAGGAACGGCCTGCGCGTCGCTCGCCTACCTGGATCCACGGGACTTCACGTTCGATGAGCGGGACGGCTTGCGTTGCCATCTTGGCGCCCATCAGAAGACGGTTTCCCTGTGAACTTTCCACGAACGGGACAAGGTTCGCGGCTACGCCGTGTAAATGTGCGCCGGAGGGAACCCGGAAGTCCACTTGGGCGACAGGAACTTTGCGTATTTCCCCTGTGTTCATTACGTCGATGCGGCCCGTGTCCGATTGATTGGGGAATGCAATATTCTTTCCGGGAAGGTCAGTTGCTGGGACCCATTGCTGGTGTCCTTTGGGATTGATGAGGCGTGTGTAGAGACGTCCATCTTGATCGCGGCCTGCCCGGATGGTGGCACGGACATCAACACCGATGTTGAAGCTCTCGGGGGTGCGGATGGGATCCACGATTCCCATCTGCGACCAGTGGATGCGGCGCGTCTCCGGGGGCACTGCGCGATCATCAGCGATGCCGCCCTCCCCGAGGAAGGTGATCTTGCTGGCGTGGTCAATCATCTCCATCGGATTGATCTGGGTTGGGTTCGCAGAGAGCGCCGAAGTGGTGACGAAGTTGCGCAGTCCTCGGGTGAACATTCCTGGAGGAATGACCTGCTGAAGGTCAGCACCTTTCTGTCGCAGCTTCAAGGCGAGTTTACGGCGTAAAGCTCTTGCGTCGAGGTTCATCCTCTCGCGGAAAAAGTCATCCGCGCTGTGGATGGAGAGGAACGGAGTACTTGTCCTGTCGTCGGGTTCGTCTTCTCCCTTGAACACGCGCAAGAGTTTGCCCGAAGCCTGAAGCATGGTTGTGGGGTCGGCGGTCCGGGTGGGAGTGCCAAGTGTCGTGCGCATGACTTCGGAGTCCAGTGAATCCAGCGCCAGATGTTCGTGGATCGCGGTTCTCTTCTCATCCAGTGACTTGGCTGTCTGCGCGTGCGTGGGGGTGATCTTCTTGTAGAGACGCCCGATGGCGGTCTGCATGGCTTTCGGAGTTCCTGCCCATTCCTGGTTTTGTGCCAGGACTTCCGTGCCCCACTGCTTCTGGATGTCTTTGTCCGGGACGCCGAGCCCGCTCAAAACCGGATAGAGGGGAATCCGGGTTGCTCCAAGTTCCATCCCGAAGTGTCCGGTGGAAGGATCCATGGCAACGCGGAAGTTGGCACCACGTGAGCGGTTGAACCAGGCTTCCAGGTCTCCGTTGACGCGGTGTCTCGTGTAGACGCCTGGACGGAAGCGGAGCTGGTTGGGGACTTCGTACTCGGTCCCCTTGACCACGAAGGTCCCGCGGGGAGTCAGGTAGGGAAGGTGCAGGACATTTGTCTTGAGGCGGTCGACGACCTTGCCGTCGGCATCTTTGAGTGCCAGCTTGGCCTGGACGGGCTCATAGAGATTGCCCCCGCTCAAGATCGCCTTTTTCTGTTGAGACGGGCTGTAGTCCTGCGGCTTTAGCAGGACGTCCTCAAGCTCGAGCGTGTGCTTGTCGAGCTGCATGGGGAAGACGTCACGCAAGCCGGCGAGGGCTTGTTCACGGATTCTCTGTTGGCGCTCACTCGGACGCGCCAGGATCGGGTAGATTCCGTCGCTCATGGCTTCCCATCGTAACGCGAAGACGCGTAGTGGTAAAAGGAAATGAACAGCCCCACGATGAAAGGAGGACGAATGAACAAAGAGTTCGAGAGGATACGTGAGGAGGCCCGGGGGTTAGCCCCTCCGGGACCTGAGTTGGTCCACCCCGGACTCAAGCCCAAGTGGGACGGAAACTCGCTCAGCGCGGAAGACCTGCGTGACGAGTACTTCAAGCTCGCGGAAGACCTGACCGACAAGGGCCTGGATCGGCCCCACCGGCGCGCGCGTGACTGTCTGATCGTGCGCAACGGTGACATGGAACACAACCTGGGGAGCCTTCTCGACGAGTGCTTCGAGGGCTCCGAATTGGCAAAGGACAGCGTTCCCAAGAAGGAGCGCATCAGCTTCGAGGAGACGATCATGGAGATCGACGAGGTCGATGACGACTGCTGACCCTTAGAGGGGCAGCAATCAGATCAGTCAGCTTCGGCTGACGAGTCGTCGTCTTCGTCTTCGTCTTCGTCAGCCGTTCGGTCCTCGGGAGCCCCTTCTTCCTTGACGGGGGGAGGGGCTCCCTTTTTACCCTTCTTCTTGGTGTCTTCCTCTTCCGCGAGCTTGAACTTCTTCTTTTTCACCATCTCGACAATCATGTACGAAACGAGCACGACGATGGACCCGTCGTTCATGATCTGTTCACGCTGGTTACGAAGGAACCAGTTGTCGTGGTTTGAGATATTGTCCAGGAGCTCATTGAGGGGTTCACACTCTTCATCTTCGGGACCGATACGGAAGCGCTTGACGCGAAACTTCTCCTGGGGGACAGACAGCTCCTTATCGTAGACCCCCTTCTCGGAGTTGAAGGGCATCGAAGCGGCCTGCGGCATTCGTGACATCAGGGGGATGTCGAGGCCTGCTTGTTGTCCGAGGCTCGCGGCACTCCCCAGGAATGAGGCGAAGTCTCCCTGCACGCGCTCGTCTTCGGGGCGGCCCATTTACATTCCTCCCGCGGGGGGCGCCATGCCTCCGCTTTGTTCTGGGGACATCTGTGCTTTGGCATCGGCTGTCATGTTCTGCTGGGCCTGCTGAAGGCGCTGGACCACGACTGCGTGGAAGACAGCGTCTTCGGTGGCAAGTCCATCGAGGATGCTCTGCTTTTGGCCCGGGTCCATCATGATGATTTCCTGAACCATCATATCAGCCTCGGCGATGATGGCTTGTTGGTCGTAGGAGCCGACACCCCCACCCGCCTGCCCTTGTGCAGATTGCTGTTGTGCTCCGAGTGCCATGTTGTTCTGTAGTTCGGTCATCTGGATCTCGAGATCCATCTGTGAACGCATCTCTTCCAGGGTTTCCTTGTTGCGGCGTGTGCGCTCTTCGTCGATGTCCTTGCCGAACGAATCGAGCAAGGTTGTATTGGAAACGACGGGTTGCCCTGTCGCTCCTTGTGCGAGCATCAGGAGGAGCTGTTTCTGCTGGACGTCGTCGATCAGCTTGAACGGCACCATTTCCAGCGTGATTCTCCTCCACCTGAAGTACGATGCAATCCAGTCTGCGATCTGTTGCAGGAGCTTGTTGAGATCCGCCGTATCGTTTTGGAGCTGGTTCTCCAGGATGCGCAGCGTGATGGCGGACCCGGTGAAGGAGAGCCCGCCAAAGAGGAATTCGCGCGGGATGCCTTGCGCGGCGATGATGTTGTTCTCGGCTTCCTGGATCTCCGCGATGGTCATCAAGGTGCGCCCCTGGCCGCCCACGTAGGTGGCGTCCACCTTGAACGGAGCGAACATCAGGTGCAGGGGGTCCTTGCGGAACTTGCTGAACTCGTCCTTGAAGTTGTTCATGAACTTGGACATCTGCATTGTGATCGCAGGGTCCGCGTTCGGTGTGCTCATGGCCGGCGAGATCACCCGGAACGGGATGAGGTACTCGAAAGCAATCGCTTCGTTGGCCTTGCGCAGGATCGCGGTGTAGAAGAACTGCTTCAGCGTGGCCACGATGGGGGGCATTCCCCAAGACATCGTGATTCCTGCCGGTGCGCGTGTCTTCATGTGGAAGATGCGGTTCTTGTGGAAGCGGTGGAGCATCCCTTCTTTGATGCACTCCAGGAAGGAGATTGGCGTGGTGTTGATGAGGAGCTTGTTGCCCTTCTTGATGGATTCCTTGATGTATCCCGGGATGGTGTAGAAGTAGACGGACTGTCCCGAGAGGGGATTGTAGTCGATGTCGATGTACTTCGGATCCCAGCGGATGATGTTGAATCTGGAGACGTCGAGAACGTCCTGGTCTTCGATCGTGGCTCCAACCGCCTTCTCCGCGCAGGAAGGGCACACGTAGTCGAAGGTGACCGACTGCCACCGGTACGTGTAGTCAATCTTTTCGATATTCGTCTTGGCGCCACAGTTCGGACAGATGAGGAACCGCTGGAACGGGAAGTACGGTGAAGCCAGATAGTTCCCGTAGACCTGACGGTCCATGGCTGCGCGCTGGAGGACCGCCTTGATGTAAAGGATGTGTTCCAGGACGCCTTCGTAGCGATCCTTGAGCTTTGTGCTTCTGGTCTTGTAGGTGATTTCGGTGATGGGGTACTCGGAGAACTTCCGGGTCGCGGCGAAGATGTGGGGCGATTGGTAGAATAGATACTCGCACCACAGGAAAAGCGTTTTCAGGTCACGCGCCTGGAAGCCCTGCAAGTAGTCGAGCATCGGGTTGGCGTGGGCGGCGATGTTCTGGTTCATCCCCCCGGTGAAACCCGATCCGCTGCCCACTCCGTAAGACCACCCTGTGCTCATTTAGGCCTCCTGTAACGTTGACGCTTGCCATCTTGCATCAGCTCGTGCAATATGGCAACCAAATTGTCCGCCAACGGCGGCCAAAGCCATTGACGGCACTAGGGGAGATTATAGTGTCCGATTCTGTTCTTCTCCAGGTTAGATTCCATAACACTGTGCCTGTGTTTACACTGCCCTTCAATAGTCCCGAGCCCGCGAGGGCTTACGGTGCGACCCTTGCAAAGCATCTGGGCCTCTGGATGTTCCCCGGCTTTCACCCTTTCGGTCTCCGCGTGGTTGACGATCTCAAGCTGTTGTTCGGGGAGCGCCTCGTCCTGAGCAAGGACGCGAAGGACTGTCTGGCTTACCTGAAGAGCGTTCCGCAGATGCTCGCGGACCAGCACATCCCGAGTGACTACAAGTTCAAGACAGCGCCGATGGATCATCAGCGTGAAGCTCTGTGCCACGCGCTCTACTCTCCGCGGTTCGGGCTTTTCGCCGAGGTTGGTCTGGGAAAGACCAAGATCATGATCGACATGATGCACATCCTCAACATCACGGACCCTGATTTCCGGTGGATCGTGCTGGTCTCGAAGGCGGGGCTTCATGTCTGGCGTCCTGAACTCGAGAAGCATGGCGCAGGCAAGTACGACTGTGTCGTGATCGAAGGGGGCCCTCGACAAAAAGAAAAGCTCATCGAGAGGGCCATCGAAGACCGCAGCAAGTGGCTCTTTTTGATCTCGACCTACGAGAGCGCGAAGAACCTGGCTCTCCATCTCCCGCGGCTCCGTGCGCGCGGGTTCATCGCAGACGAGTCGCACAAGATCCGCCGTACACAGTCGGGAAACCACAAGGCCGCTTACATGTTGTCCGCGACTACTGGACGGCGGATTCTCCTGACGGGAACGCCGGCCCTTGGCGACCCGCTCCACATCTGGGCACAGATGCAGGTGCTCGCACCGTTCATTCTGACGCGCAATCGCCGGAAGTTCGTTGACGCGCACATGGTGCATGCCCCTTCCAATCGACACATCATCGTGGGCTACAAGAATCTGGAAGCGCTCAACAAGTCCATCCGTCCTGTGACCCGGAAGTACCGCCAAGAAGACTGCCTGGATCTCCCTGAACGCACGTTCATTGATAGAGAGGTAGACTCGGAGAGGTCGATCCGGAAGCACTATAACCAGTTCATCGATGAAGCGATGACCACCATCGAGGGGAAGGAAATCACACCAGGAAACGCGGCGATCATCATCACCAAGTTGCAACAGCTCCTGTCAGGCTTCATCATCATCCCGATGAAGGAGGACATCTGCAACGGTTGCGAGCATCTGGATTACTGCGTAAAGGGTGACCCGCCCATTCGGCCCTACACCAAGCGTTGCCGGGTCAACCACGGGCCCGCGCCGACCGAGATCGGAAGGATGCGCTTCAAGTCTGCCAAGCTCGAAGCGCTGGAAGCGGACCTCGAGGAGATCCTCTCCAACCCCGAGTCGAAAGTGATCATCTGGGCTTGCTTCACAGAGGAACTCAATCTTCTGGAGGAGAGCATTCAGGGCCGGGACGAACGAGACAAGGTCTCCCATGTGCGCGTGGACGGCTCCATGTCTGCGAAGAAGCAGAAGGAAGCCGAGATCGAGTTCCAGGAGAACCCGGAGTGCCGCATTTACCTGGCCCAGATTGCGACAGGAGAGGCAAAGACACTGACTGCCGCGGACTACATGCTGTACTTCTCCCAGACTTACCGGCTGGATCATTACCTTCAGTCATTGGGACGCAATTACCGCATCGGGCAGGATCGAAAGGTGTTCGTGTTTCGTTACCTCACCAAGCGCTCGGTGGAGGAGATCATTGTTGCCAATCTGGACAGGAAGATCGATATCAGCGAATCGATGACAGCCAAGATCAACTGTGTTCTGTGCGACAACAACTTCCTGTGTCTGGTGAATGGGGTGGAGCCTTTCACTCCCAAGTGCAAGTACATTGATGCGGCAGGAAAGGTGAGCGCTCGGCCACGTTTTCTTCCGCATTTACGGTAAAAGGGAGAGCTTTAATGAAGACGACCATTCAGCTTGGACTCTCGGATATCTTTGCGGCGCTTGTTCATACTGGTGCGGAGGAGGGAGAACGTGCACTGGTTGCCTTCACGCGCAGTAGTCAGCTGGTGCGTCTGTCTTTTGGCGAGGCGTTCATGGAGGACGCTGTCAGGAAATGGCTCGGAGAAACTCAGGGCTTCCTCGTGGTCGGCGCGGTTAAATGGGAGAAGCACGGGCTCTCGCTGATGGTCGAGTCCTCGGGGGTCCCTGTCAAGCAGGCAGCGGCGCCGAACGTGCCTGCGACAGCCCCAACCCCCGCTCCTGCCGAGCCAAAGATCGATCCCAAGGAAGAATGGGCGCTCGTGGTCACCCTTCCTGCCGATTCTGCTCTGGTGGGAAAGGGTGAATCCGAGATGAAGAGGCAGGCCATGAATATGGCGAGACGGGAGATGCACGATGATCTCCCACCTCACTTGAAGAAGATCATGGAAGCAGCGAACGTGGAAGCCGGGCTCCCCCCGGACCATGTGGGAGAATTGCCCACGGATAGGTCGTATGTAAACTACCCAGGACCGGTTGGAAGACCAGTCGTCCTGAAACCGGAGGATGTAGATTGAGCGAATACTGGGAACAGAAAGTAAAGGAAGCCATCGCGAGCGACCCGGAGTTCAAGAACACGTTTGAGCTTCCGGACCTCTACCTCTCGGTGTCCAGCATCAACGAGTACTGGAGCTGCCCACAACTGTTCTACCTGAAGCGAATCGTGGGCATCACAAGCCCGCGTGCTGGTGCGTTGGCGTTGGGAAGCGCCGTGCACAAGGCGCTGGAGTTGGCCTTTCTGACCGTGCAGAAGACAGGGGAGATGATGCCGGTGGAGGCGTACGAGGCTGCCTACTCGGATTCCTTCGAGAAGCACGGAGAGGACGTCGAGGACTGGGATGGCATCGACCCTGGTGCGGCGAAGGACAAGGGGCTGCACCTCTTGCAGCTCTACCGAAGACAGGTCATGCCCCTCGTGAGGCCGCTGGAAGTCGAGGTTGAGTTCGTCAAGATCATCGACCATGCGGTGCCCATCGTCGGCCGCATCGACCTCATCGACGGAGGCCTCCCGGAGTTCGCTGGAATCGAGCCCGACGTGACCGCAGCGATCAACCCTGCTCCCGATGTCGAGATCGTCGATTTCAAGACGTCCGCGCAGAAGTATTCGGCGGACAAGATCGAGAACGACTTTCAGACGGCGGTCTACTCGCATCTGCACGGGATCATGCGGACACGCTTCGATCTCCTGGTGAAGACAAAGACGCCTTACGTCTATCAGGCGCGGGGAATCAAGACATCGGCGCATGGACGCTGGGCCGCCCAGCTGATCAAGGATGTGGCCCTTGGGATCACCAAGGGTTACTTCCCCCGCTGTGACCCTAACACCTGGCGCTGTCGTCCCGAGAAGTGCCCTGCCTGGGACCGGTGCCGAGGAGCAGCCTGACATGGAAAAGTTCGGAGTCAAGGAAGAGCCTGTCGAGAAGACCGCCGAGGAGGGGGTCAACTGTCCCCTGTGTGGGAAGAAGTGCCAGGAATTGAGCCCCGGATCGGGGTTGTGGACGTGTCCCGAACACGGGACCGAAGGATTCGAAGGAAGCAAGGAAGGAGATCAGTAGAATGCCGCAGACGCTCAAAGAGGACGTGACGTCGAGTCTCATCGAGGTCATCGGAAACCCCCGGGAAGAGTTGGGGGACTTGACCCAGCTCAAGGAGGACATCCGGCAGAACGGGATGCACACGCCGATCCTGGCGTGCCCGCACCCGGACAAGGAGAAGGCCAAGGAGGGTAAGCTCCTCCTGATCGATGGCCAGCGGCGCCTCCTGTGCATGAAGGAGCTGCGTCGGTACAAGGTCAACGTGCTCCTCGACACCAATGTGGACCCCGAGGTGGTCATGGTGTCGGCCAACATGCACCGCAAGTCCCTGAACGCGCTCGAGCGGGCGAAGGCCGTCAAGAGCCTGATGGAGAAGAAGGGGCTCAAGGCCAAGGACGTCGCCAAGATCCTCAACATGACGCAGGGCTTCGTCTCGCAGTGCCTCAAGCTGCTGGAGCAGCCCGCGGAGATCCAGCAGGCGGTCAAGAAGGGCAAGCTCACCCCGACGGCCGTCCGTGAGATCGCACGCATCGAGGATCCCAAGGCCAAGGCCAAGGTCGCCAAGAAGGCCGAGGGCGAGGCGATCGAGGACGTCAAGGAGCTCGTCCAGGACGCGCTCGAGAAGGAGAACCGCGGCACGAAGACCAAGGCGGCGCAGGCAGCCACGGGAAAGCGGCGGGGACGTCCGACCCGCAAGGAGTCGTCCCGGCCGAAGGTCGACCCGGACGAGCGCTACAAGGACTTCAACCCGCAGCCGTTCAAGCGCCTGCTCAACGGGTACCTGGCCAGCTACCATGCCCTCTGCATGGACGCGGAGCACCGTCCCTCCGACCACAAGCCGCCCAAGTCCCTCGGACTGAAGCGCAAGGCCTACTCGGAGCGCGAGGCGGGATTCCTCGAGGGCATGTACCAGGCCTTCGAATTCCAGCTCGGCTTGCGGGACGACATCGCCATGGTCGGACTGCACAAGCTCCAGCTTCCGGCTGACCCGATGGTGCCCAAGGGGCCCAAGGCGGCGTTCCTCACGAAGCAGGACGCCAAGAAGGACCCGGCCACGCCCCCGGCCAAGAAGGCGACGGCCAAGACGAAGGCTCCCACCAAGAAGAAGGCCAAGAAGAAGGCCAAGAAGTAGAGGTCCATCATGGACGTGTGGGACCTGATCGGATACCAGGGAGACCCCCCGTCGACGGTTGAAATCGCCGTGGACGGGGGAATCCCCTCTGCCCTTTCCGCCCTCCTCGCCAAGCTGAAGCGATGTGGCCTTGATACCGGCTACGTTCTGCTCGCTTTACTTGCCGAAAAAACCCTCGATCCCTGGGGCGTCTGGGAAACCCTCTGGCAAACTCCCGAGGCTTTCCCGCTTCTCCGTCTTCGCGACGGAAAGCCCCAACTCCTCTTCATTCGAAATCTGGGGTTCTTCCCATTCGGGGAAGCTCTTCCTAATTTGGATACAGGAAAGACCTACGATGCTGCGGAGGGGATTCTTGTCGTGGACTTGCGGAACAGTTCGATGGGATTTCTTCGCCAGACCTCGACCATGTCTCCCGCGCAAGCTCCTCCGACAATGCAGCAGATCGCAGAGGCAGCACAGTTGCATTTCAACGGCAAGTACTACCCTGCTTGGTCCGTTGATGACGTTGTGCTGCGACAGCAAATAGAACCACTTCGTGAAGCTGTTGAGCGGGCCCAGAGTGCTCACTGGGACAGCAGAGAGTTCCTCCAGCAATTCGTGCGCCAGCAAATCCTGGGAGGGATGCAGCACACGATCTCTCAATGGGAACTGGAGAAGAATGAACTACGTGAAAGCGAAGTTGTTGAAGACGCGCCACCCGAAATAACCGCTGCCCGTCTCGCGCTGGTACGCGCGCAGGAAGAAACTCCACTAGATGTAGTGGTCCCTGAAGAGGGCCTACACAAACGACACTAAATCCCGGATCGATCCGGTGTTTTCCGATTGACATCCCTTTGGGGATCCAAGAGACTGATGCGTGCCTCTAAGGGGAGGCCAACGACAAGGAGAAGAAGGAGACATGGCGAAGCCGACAAAGGATCCGTCCCCCCAGAACGAGAGTGTGCCCGAGACCAAGGCGATGGTCATCAAGGTGCCCAAGGCGATGAAGCCCACCGAGGATGTCCTCTCTGCCTTGGCGCGATTGCCCGAGGAGATCCAGAAGAACCTGGCCAAGGCGATGACGCCGCTCGCGCCCGCCAAGCGCGGCATGAAGATGGCGTCCGGTTCCCGGAAGCAGTTCCCGTTCCTGAACCTGATGCAGAAGAGCACGTCGAACGCTCCGGACGAGTGCAAGCCGGGCCACTTCTTCGACGACGCAATGACGGCTCTCGGCACGGAGCTGGTCGGGTACGTCCTCCTGTTCAAGGAGGAGCGTGTGTTCTTCTCGGGCACCGGGCTTGCCTGCCGGTCCCCGGACCGCGAGCACAGCATTCGCGGGGTCTACTGTGAGCAGTGCCCCGAGAAGCCCACCTTCCGCAAGGACGGTTCGGGCAAGGTGTTCAAGGACGGCGGCTGCGATGACTGCATCGGCATGGTCATCCTGCTGGCAGATCTCAGCGGGATGTTCCGCTACACCCTGAAGGGCAAGGCGGGGCAGCCCGCGCAGAAGATGCTGAAGAAGCTGCTCCCGGCGACGGATGAGATCTTCAGCCGGGCCTACCGGTTCTACGGCGACAAGCGCGAGGCAGGGAGCAACACCTACCACGCACACCTCGTCGAAGTCGCACGCGACGAGAAGGGGGAAGAGATCTCCCCCACCGCGGACGAGGCGGTCGTCGTGGACTTCCTGTTCGAGAAGGTCCTCGAGTGGTCCGACCAGGATGACGCCGAGGCAGCGCGGATGACGAAGGAGGCCTCGGGTGCCGACGGCGGCAGCGATGGTCCCCAGCGGGGGTCCTACGGCCCCGGAGCCAAGGAGAGCGACACGGTGGACGTCGAGGGATCGACGGTCATCGGAGAGGATGAGGCCGAAGACGCCGAGACCGTGGACATCGAAGACCACGCCGGCAGTCTCTGACCATGTCCCAGGGTTCCTGATGTGAACGGATGGCGCCCCCCCAGAATATTGGGGAGGGCGCTTCTTTTTTGGGGAGAACGATGCCTTTTCAGCTAACCTCAGATTGCATGCGATACGCCCCCTGGTCCAATTCGAAAGCCAAGATGGCGATGAACTGTCCGTGGCAGTTTCGTCGGAAGTACGTGGAAAAGACGAAGGGGGTTGAGCCTCCTGCGTCCAGTCGCCGGAAGGTTGGACTTGCTGCCCACGAGACCGTAGAGGCCCTCCTGAAGCGTCCCGACGTTCCGATCCGGAACATCATGGCCATCCAGGAAGGGAAGCATCAGTTGACCTCTGCGGAGGCTGACGAACTGTCTCTCTACAAGAGTCAGATCCTCGAGTTCGGGGAACGCATCAAGAAGTTCGTTGCCTCCAAGGGAGCCGAGACGAAATCTCCGCTTCTGGTAGAGCTTCGGATGGCGATCTCTCCCTCCTTCGAGCCGTGCGAGTTCTTCGATAACAGCGGGCTCTTCCGGGGGGTCATCGACCTCGGCATTCCTACTGCGGGAGGAAACCTCGTGGTCATTGACCACAAGGCCCGCGCCAAGGGGCGCCTGGAATGGTACATGGAGCAACTCCGTGGTTACCAGGTCCTCGGGGTCTACGGTCTCAAGATTCCAGATTACGTCACGCGTGCAGTGCAGCCCGCCGTCCATTATATTCTGGACGGCACGATTGACTGGATCCCCGCGATGACGCGCCGTGAGATTTCGATTCGAATGCGCAACTGGCTCATCGAGTTCCTCAATAAGGCAGGTGCCTACGGGAACAAGGAAGACCAGTGGACGGGGATCCATTGCGATTGGTGTGGATATACTGAAATGTGCGAGGCCTTCCAGAAACAGAACGCGAGTGGTGGTGGCAATGGCAAGGCAACAGAACCAACAGAGGTCAACATTTGATCTGACGTCCAAGCGCCTCGTTGAACTCTGGGACTCCGGCACGCCGGAGGATTGGCGCGCGTTTCTCGGGGATATTGCCCCGGATAGTAGATGGGTCATTCACGGCCGCGCCCTCAAGGGGCGTTGTCCCGTGGGGACGCATTCGGACAGCACTCCCTCGTTTACGATCGACCTCCAGAGAGGGCACGCGAAGTGCTGGTCGTCTGCCTGTGAGTACTTCGAACGCAACCCTGTTTACTTCGTAAAGAAGGTTGCCAAGTGTACTTCGGTCGAAGCCGTCACCAAGATGAAGGAGCGCTTCGGACTCAAGAAGTTCACCAAGAAGCTCATCTCGGAACTGGAGGGATTCGACCTCGTCCAGCGCGCGAAGCAGGCCATCTTTGAGACCTCCCGCAACTTCCTCATCGACGCCTACAACAAGCCGGAGGACCCTCAGTTCTCCTACGCCCAGGCGGCGGTGAAGTTCTACAAGGACCACAAGAAGATCCATCCGGACACCTGGCATCAGCTGCCCATCGGGGTGATGCCCATTCTCCAGGTCTTCTTTGATAGGTACTCTAGCACGGACATGGAGCTCTACAAGGCGATCATGGCCTACCTGGGGCAGGCCTACGAGAAGGGCTGGGCTGGCTGGATGGTGTTCTTCAACACCCGGTCTGCGAGGGAGATAGGCAGGATTCGCCTGCGCAACCCGGACCCCGATGCCAAGGGGGCTGTCGTTGCTCTGGAGGATGCGTTTGAGCACAACGTCGGGCTGTTCGGGCTCAACGTCTATTCGTCGCTGATGGGACATCCGGTCAGCAAGAACGCCATCGTGGTGGAGGGCGAGTTCGACCAGCTGGCCATCGCCGCCTCACAGATCCAGACAGGCAAGCTCGATCGCATCGTCGTGTCCAAGGGAGGAAAGACCAACAACGACGTCGGGGATCTTGTCCATGTCGGTGTCGAGCAAGTCTACTGGATCGGGGACAACGACGCGGCAGGCCGGGATCAAGGCTTGATGCTGGCCAAGAATCTCCCGGATGCTATCAAGTCCTTCCGGCACTTCCAGTGGGATGCTGGCGACCCACACAAGTTCGATCCTTCGGACGCGGTCAACCTTCGCGGCTTCGAGGACTCCTACGAAGCCTTTCTCGATAATACGCGCTACCTGTTCACCTATCAGGTAGCGTACCAGCGGGCAGACAAACTCCTGCGCCAAACGTCCGAAGCTGACGTCAAACGCAGGGAAGAAATTGCCCTGGATCATGCCAAGAACTATCTGGAAGATGAGAGCCAAAAGAAGGCGTTCTTCAAGCTCGTCGAGCAAGCCTACGGTCTAGGCTACGCAGATCTGCTCCGCGAGTCCATGGTCTCCGATGACACCTTCCAGGGCTTCGCCCGACGCCTGGCGGAGAAGCTCGAGTCCTACTACACCGTGATCGGCACCCGGAACGACGGGGGGATGCACGGGAACAGCGTCGAGATCATGCTGTGGAACAAGGAAAAGAGCGACACACGGTATCTCCAGTTGGCGAAGTCGACGGATTGCATCGCGCAGATGGCGATGGATACAGGGTCGCTCCTGGATTGGGGACAGCGGGAGATCGGCATCCCTCTCATCATGACGCACAGGTTCGCCAAGGGGGACGATGGTGAGTCGCACCCCATTCCCTTGAGCCTGGAACAGCAGAAGCGCAACATGAAGACCGCCATCATGGAGGCCCTTGAAATCATCGCCGGCCGCAGCCAGGACATCAGAGGCATCCGGGAACGCACCCAAGGGATCCACTTGTTGGGTTCCGCCGACGGCGTTATCGAGGCCGCAGTCCATAACGGAAAGGACACTTATCTGATCCGCTACGAGAAGGAAGGGTCAGACCTCTCCCGGCTGGAGAATCCTCTCTATCGCAATAACCTGTTCCTCCCTGACGTCCGCTCCAAGTGGACCGAATCGATGAACGGGGACGCTATCCTGGAGGACGCATCGGCCGTCGTGCTCCAGGACGTATTCCGAAAACTGAAGGACATTGTCGGCACGGGCTGGACGTTCATCCACCATGACATCGACACCACCTACTGTGCCCTCCTGGCGATGATCATGCCCTACATGTCACTCTTTCCAGGCACCTTGATGACCTTCATCTCGGGCGCCTACTCCAGTGGAAAAACGAAGCTGCTGCGCCAGTTCTTCTCTGTCTCGTCTGACAAGCTGTTCGGAGTAGTCGAGCCTGTCTACGCCACTGAGAACTATACGGTGGCGGGAATCCGGCAGGCAATGAACAACAGTGCCTGGGGACTCGTGCTCGATGAGTTCGAGGACAAGGGGGACGGAGGTTCTCGTTCGCGTGTGGTCCGTGAGTTGCTGCTCGAGTTCCGCTCGATGATTGCAGACGTGGCACACAGGACACAGGGCTCCGTATCGGGCAAGGTGCGGGAGTACTCCCTCAACTTCCCCATTACGATGGCAGCGGCACACCCTCCGCGTGAGCTTGCAGATCTTTCACGTGTTGTGATGCTCGTGATGGACCAGAGCAAGAATCGCATTCCACCAGACCAGGCCATCGGACAGAAGTACAGTGAGAAGGACATCAAGGAACTGCGCCAACAGGTCACGTTGGGGCTCCTCCCGCATATTCCAGAGCTCTACCGGCTCTACTGGAGCACTAAGAAGGAGGTAATGACAACCGAGATCATGCCCCGTGAGACGGACAGCCGTTTCAAGGAGACGGTCATTCCGCTCATCACGCTGCATAGATTCCTTGGGCACAACTGGAAGAAGTTCGCAAAGGACCTCGCAGAGGCCAAGCGAATCAACGAGAACGAGTATGTCGGAGTACGCTCCGAGGGCGAGGTCATCCTTGATGCCCTGCTGGATAGTGTCCTGCTGCTCGATGTCTCAACATTCTCCGGGAGTACAACTCTTCGGGGTTTGCTGAATCAGCCCAAGCATCGAACTGCCACCGTGAACAATGCCAACCTGGGGGTCTACTATACTGCGGCAAAGAACTGGCTTGTGGTCCACTGGACACATGCTGAATCGGCGATCCTGAAGGGGCACAGATCTATTCTGGAAGGCAATCGGTCGCCAGGGCAGTTGAAGGCTTTGTGCGATGTGAGTGAGTTTTCGGTGCCTGTCAAGAAGGCGTGGCCGCACATCCAGCACCTCTTTCTGGGACCTGGATATTCGCCCAAAGGTGTAACCGTGTTCGATCTGACCAAGGCTCTTGGGGAGTTCATGAGCGAAGCGGACCTGGCCAAGGTGACCGAGATCGAAGAGGCGCGCAAGCGTCGTGATGAAGAGAAGACTAATATTCCAACAGCGCCTGAACAAGACGAAGAAAAGTAGGGGTTGGCTGATGCCCTACATGTTCAATATCGGCCGCGGAGAGGTGATAGATGTTCCCCAAGAACGAGACATGTGGAGGCTGCACTCTTGAATATGCTCCGTCCTTGAGCGGACGGAACTTCCCGGAGTACACGAGGCCCCCTTCTGAAGGGGTTCCCCTCCTCGTGCTTTTCTCCGGACCAGATACTGCCTCAATCGGAAAGGACTATCCGTTCTATTCGAGCGCGGAGCATCTGGTTGAAACATTGCTGAAGGATGCACGCGACCACAAAGAAGAAATACACGGATTGTCCTGGAGGATGGAATACGCCATTCCCTGTGGATTTGTAGGACGCCTCCCAAAGGGAACAGACACCCAGTGCAAAGCACATCTCTTGAGGAGAATTGAGAGATGGCAGCCCAAGACGATACTGGCGCTCGGCATGACTGCCACCAAGATGTTGGGCATCAAGGTTCAACGGTTTGCTGATGTTCGTGGAAAGCCCGTAGAGGTTGAAATGGGGGGCCACCACATCCTGGTGGTCCCTACTTTCGAGCCCTACCAGGTCCATTCTAATCCAGGACTCTTCAGGGTGTTCCGCCAGGACATCCACACGCTAGGGAAGTTCGCAGGAAAAGCGGGGCGCGGGCAAAAGATTGACCTCCCTTCCATTGAAAAACTGACCAAGGACTACCCGGTTCCCAAGACGCTCAAGGAGGTCGAGGAGGTCTGTGACGCAATCATCGCTTACACCGGGAAGGAATCTCAGCCTTCGGAGGCGTGGCCAATCGTCTTCGATATTGAGACCAATTCCCTGGAGACGTGGAGTGAACCTTTCAAGGTGATTGCGATTGCCTTTGGGTGGGATTACGGCAAAGCCACGACCATCATGCTGGACCACAAGAAGACGCCTTACAACAAGCAGCGCGCGTGGAAACATGTGCGTCGAGTGTTGGAGTGCGCCAAGCCCAAGATGGGACACAACATCCCCTTCGACCTTGCTGGGCTCGAGCTCGCCGTTGGTTGCTCTGTGCGAAATATCGCGTGGGACACGATGATGGGAGAGCATCTGCTGGACGAGGATAAGAAGGGGCATTACGGACTCAAGACGCTCACTCCGACCTATTGTCCTCGGTACTCCGGTTACGAGGACAAGCTGTGGGACCAACTCATCGAAGCCGCGTTGGCCAAGAATGAGGCGCGCAAGGCACAGATCGAAGACGAGATCGAATCTCTCTCCCAAATGCGTGGAGTTCGCCTCTCCGCGGAGACCATGGAAGAAGGAAAGACCAAGGGGAAAAAGAAGACCAAGAAGAAAGCAACCACAGATGCTGCCAAGAAGCGCCAACTCCGGAAAGAGATGAAGGCAGGGACGGTGACTTTCGAGGACGTCGACGTTGACCTTCTTTGCCGTTACGCAGGTCTGGACGCGGACATCACCTGGCAGATCTTTGTAAAGCAGAACACCTTGATGCACCAGGAGTCTCCGCGCCTCTATCCCATCATGCGGGCGCACTACCTCCCTGGTACACGGGCCATCGCAGATATCCAACACCACGGGGTCAAGGTCGACCTGGATTACATGTCACAGATGGAACGCGACATGGACTCCGAACTCGACGGCCTCCTGCACTCGATGTTTGCCTTGGCGGGAAGGGCATTCAATCCGAACGCCAAGAATGATCTCCAGGCGGTTGTGCTGACTAACCTGGCATTGCCACCACTGGGCTACACGGAGACCGGGCAGCTCAAGATCGACAAGGAGATCATCAAACGCTACGTCGGAGAACTCCCCGTGGGTTCGACGGGGCATCAGTTCATGAAGTCTCTCGAACGCTACAAATCCATCCACAAGGGGCGCACAGGGTTCCTGAAATCCATTCGCGCCCTGGTTGATGTGAACGGGTTCCTCCATGGGTCTTACCATCTCAACGGGACAGAGACAGGGAGGCTGTCTTCTTCCCACCCCAACATGCAGAACTGGGCGAAGTACATCGGACGCGTCTACGACGGCAAGAACATTGTCCAACCTGGATACAACCTGAAGAAACTCCTGATTCCATCGAGACCCTCGCGCGTGTTCTTCAACATGGACTACTCCGGTGCCGAGATCCGGGTATTCTGTGCTTACACCCACGATGCTGACCTGATCTCTGCAATCCAAGCAGGGCAGGACACCCATTCGTACATCACAAGCCTTGTTGCCAAGGTCGCCTACACCGACATCGAAACAGGACACGGAAGGCCCATCGAACTGGCCAAGCTGCGTGAAAAGGTGAAGCGTGTCGTCTTTGGAACTCTCTACGGGGGCTCCGTGCACACAATGGCAGCCATCCTCAAGATCCCGGTAGAAGAAGCACAGGAGATCGTTGATGCGATCTTCGGTGTTCTTCCGTCGCTGCCTGAATACATCGCCATGACCGAAGGCGAGGTCATCAGGCAGGGTTGGGTGGAAACACTGTTCGGCCGCAGACGGCACTTCCGTCTGGCCCAGCAAGACCGGAACCACATGAACAAGTGCTTCCGGGAGGCTTCCAACTTCAAGATCCAGAGCACGTCCAGCGACATTACCTTCGGCCAGCTTCTCGAGATTCATCGCGAGTTACCGAAGATCGGGGGGAGGGTCCTGGGCACTGTGCATGACTCAGTCTTTGGTGAGATCGAGGCAGAGTCTGTTTCGCAGTTGCACGAGTTCTTCACTCACTGGGCGAAGAGGCGTGTAGCGGATCGTTACCCGTGGATGCCAGTTCCGTTCGACTACGAATTGGAAGTGGGCCCCAGTTACGGAGAACTCGAAGAAATGAAGGCGGCAGCATGATAATAAGCGATCTGGAAATCAAGGATGTCAGTGAACTCCTGAATGAAGGACACCGTTTCAAACTTCTGGACCAGTACATCCACGCTTTGGAGCAGGGGGAAATTCCTTTTCCAGCCACGATGTTCCGGGTGGTGGAGGTCGGAAATATCTATGGGATTAAGGTAAAAGATGATGTTTCCCGGTTGTGTCTTGAATGGCCTATCCGGGTAACGCTTGAGCCTGATCCTGCAACTCCGGGAAGAGTGATTGCCCACTACTCTTTAGTGGAGTTAGCCGTGAACTGGTTGGAAGTACAACAGCACCATGTGATCTATCAGACAGTCGGCCCAAGAATTCTGCGACCGCTCTACTTGCGGTATTTGCAGGGTTTCCGGGTCTCTCAATTGGGGGCATCTGCCAATGCCCAGAAACAGAGTTGATCAGAAGAAGCTGGCGGAATGGCAGAACTCGGGGACCAAGGTCGAGGTTCGGAGGATCAGTCCTCACCCCGCAGTACTCACAGGGAAGGTCGATGAATTCGATCACTACAGTATCGTGCTCAATGGAACAGTGATCTACATCCGAGACATCAGCACCATCAACCCGACTTGAAGCTCTTTGTCGCGGCCTGCGAGTACGCGCTACGCGTGCGTTGATTGTGGGGATTTGCAATACCTTGGTCTCGAGGCCGGAGACCGGGACGAGTTCCCTTAGAAAGAGCTTGATCGATAGAAATACGGATATAACCTTTTTGCGCTTGCAAGCATTTGCAGCATGCGAAGCAAGCAGACCGCGTTACGTGGTCGTGGCCGCTTGACCGTCGCCGCCTCCAATCTCCACGAGAGCACCATGCCAGTCGACACCAGACTCGGCGGCTCCGGTCCGGGGGCCCCTCCCGCGGAAGGCGCCCATCGCCTCGAGGTGAAAGTGATTCGACGATCGGTTTTAGTGTGCCTGATGTCCGGCCCCCTTTCCCTCAGAAAAAGGTTATCCCTTCAGTTACTTTCGCCTTCTGTACCACTCTCGTGGTAGCACGCGCTACGCGTGCGCAGACCTCGTGTGCCTTCCAGACAGCTGACGGTTTTCGACGCCCCTGCTAATCTTCACTTCGTTGCAGATCGCGCAGGATCGTCCAAAACCGCCATCACGGCAGACACTGCCGTGACATGCTCGCCGAGAGAAGACGAGAGGACGCCATCACGATTCGTTTCCTTCGTCACGACTCGTTTTCAGCCGCCAAGAAAAGTTTGCCCTTTTGCACCTTAACTGAAGGTGGTCCGCGCTACGCGGACGTGGTCACTTCAAAGTGCGCAGCGTCTCCCAGCTCATTCCGGGCTACGCCCTACTTGAGCTCCGAGACGAGGCCCTCCAGAAAAGGGATACAGGCTCCCGGATCAGCTTCCACCCGAGTGGAGTACCCTCCGGGGATACTCCCCTCCAGGTACACCACGCGGTGGCAGCCGATCCGTTATCGCCAAGAAAGGGGACAGACTCCTTACCGGGCGGAGCCAGCTTCCCTTCTTCCTTGTTCCAAGGAAGAAGGGCCTCGGCCTCGCCTGGACAGACGCGAAGAAAAGGGCCTCGCCACGTGGAACCAAGAAGTGCTTGGTTCCCCCGTAGAACAGGGCCGACAAACCTTCCGGACCTCGGACCACCCGGCCCGGCTCCGCCCGGGGCATGGTCCGAGGTCCTCCCTCCCACCCGCCAAGAAAAGGGCACAACCGGGGCCTCTCGCGACGCCCTGGGGCGACGCGGTAGACCCCCGTTCAGAGAAGGCGACAGGACGGCCCTCGAAACGGGGACGCGTTCATGAATGAACGACACCCCGGTTCGAGAGCAACTCGAAGAGAAGGCGACAGATCCGCAACCCGTGCATCCCTACACTGAGCCGCAAGCGGCTGCCAGTACAGGGATGAACGTGTCGCGCGCGAAGAGAAGGCACCAAGATCCCAGCGGAGCTGGGTCCACCTTCCCTGAAGGGCGGTCCACCCAGCTCCGCCGGAACTCTAGGAGAAGGTGATTTACTGCGTAATCATTGATGTGTCGAACGCGGCGACATCGTTGTAGTCCGAGGTCAGGCTCATCATTGCGAGCCAGCCAAAGATAGCTGCATGCAACGCGTCGTCCGGTTCAGAAGGAGCGTGTCTCCAGACGCGCCGGCTCGTTCCGTCCGAGGTGACTTCCTCGTATTCGGTAAGGAAGTCATCGAAAGCAGCAGACATCTGTTGCTTGGAAGCAAACAAGACTCTTTTTTTCAGAACACGCTGGAGGAAGAAGCAATCGATCACGGAGGTCCGGTCCAATAGGTAGCGGTCATGTGCGTTCCAGGTGATCGGCTTCTTGTGGAATCCGTACTGGCACTGGTAGAGACGTCCTGGCCCCAAGGCTTCCTGAATCATGTTGTTGGCAACGTGTCCCTCACCAGCATCGCCGTAGACCATCTCCACCCCGAACATGCGCAGGTACTTGATGATCTCTTCGATGTCATGTACTGGGTGGTCAGAAGGGAAAATCTTGTAGAAGAAGCACTTGTAGGCACGGTTCTTCCACAACCCCCAGATCCACAGCACTGTGCGTGAGACCGCGTCCATATCAGACAAGGTCCCCTTCTTTGTTACGCTACCACCTCCCCAGTCAATCCCGGCCGCGGTGTTGCTGATTGCCAGGTTCCACCCTTTCTGGGGGGGAGTCGCAAACGTGTGGTTGGAATCACACAGTGCGATGAGCTGGTCACGCGTGATCATCCGTTTGCCCAGGGCGTCGGAGACGCCGAGGACTTCGTTCTTGAAGCGCGACAGAGAGTATCCTGCATCTCCTTCCGGCATCTTGGAGAGCAGCGTCTTCCACTTCTTCGGCTCGTTGGCATGGAGGGCTAACACGGGCTGTGGGATATGAAATCCCATTCGGGCCTTTTCAGGGTTAGCCGGAACCCAGAATCCATTCCGCTTGTCGAAGCGCTCGTGGTAGTTAGGAACCACGTCGAGCAGGTGCCCACAGTATTTGCAGATTGGACCTTTCAGGCCGATGGACTTTTCGTCCATGATGAAATTGATTTTCGAGCAGCCAGGACAACGTAGCCCCCACTCATGTTGAGTGGACCGTTTCCACAGGAACTCCATCGAGTTCTCCATGGTCTTGGGCGTCCCGGCGGTAATGATGTACGCATACTTGGAAGCAGACAGGCACTCCCGCAACACTGGAATGACCGCGTCGTAGTGGACATCCTGCGTCTCGTCTGCGAGGAGTCTGTCAGCACTGATCCCTCGCGCTCTATCCGGATCGTCCGCGGCATATGTGAAATGCAGTTCCGAGCCGTTGCGCATGATCTTCTGGAGCACGTTCTGGGACAGTTCGGGATGGACGTAGAGGTTACGATACTCCGGTGAGTGCGCCATGGTCTTCCCCACCCGGGTGGTGGAGAACTTGCGTGTCTGCTCCCGTGTCGGAGATGTGTAGAGGATCTTGAAGAAAGGAACGATCGCGGTTTCGGCGAGGCTGAAATTAGAGCAGGTTGTGGACTTTGCGACCTGTCTCCCTGTCATCATATGGATTTCATCCGCGCAGCAGTCGTAGATCGGGATGAAGAGCTCGTACCCCTTGAAGCTGAACGGTTTCCCCTCCAGGCGGAGGGCGCGCGCGGTAAACTCGGAGCGCCGGACCTCAACAGGCTGGTGACTGGGTTTGCCCAAAGGAGCCTCCATGGCCCAAGACAAGAAATCCAAGACCGTAGACCGTCTACAGTGCCCGATCATACCAGTTGGTCAGATTGGTTTCCACTGTGAGACGTCTTGGTCAGGCCCGAACAAGAAAGTTGTCCTCTTGATTGGGGACTCGGGCATCGGAAAAACGACTGAACTCGACCGCTACGTCCGGGAAGACATGAAGGTCAAATCTCTGCTGCTAGCGATGGCCAACTTCACCGAAGGCGCGGAGTGGGGGTGCATGATCCCCGACCAGGAACTCGATCGCCTCCACGCCGTCCTCGCTGATTTTCTCCAGGAGATCCAGGATAGCCCGGAGCCCGGCGTGCTCATCATGGACGACATCGGGCGTTGCGACGACCGCGTCTTGAAGCACATCTTCTCTCTTGTGGACTCCAGGATGAGGAAGTTCATGCAGTTCCACCTTCCGGACAACTGGTGCGTGGCGCTCACGATGAACCCTGCTTCTGGTTCCTACGACACGTCAACCAAGTT